TCTTTGTTATCGTATTAGTGACTTTATCATGAAAATGATAATTTAATACATATTCAACATTATTAACAACATATTTTTCAAAATGTCCTCCATTTTTATCTGTATCTCCAGAATGAGCAAATACACTCAAACCCATTACAGTAACCAACATTACAATTATTAAACTTGCTAAAATCTTTTTCATTTTTCATTCTCCCTTATACTTTTTTTTTATTTATTTTATTTTCAAAAGGTACTTGTTTAGATACCTGTTTAATTAATGGTCTTACTTTTTTAATCATTGTCCCTACTTGGAGTAATTCATTTAATGTTTGAAGCACAATGATATCAAACCTGTTCAAATCGATTTCTGTTATTTCTTCGTCTTTTTTAATTTTGGTCCAAATCTTACCTCGATATTGATGTAGACAATCAATATTTTCATATACTTCCTCAATTTCTTCAAGTATTACAGCATACCACTCATATATGCTGTTTAACCTACCATGCTTCTGATTTGAGGCATCTAATTCTATATCTATTAATTGATTTAATACATTTGTAATTTTCTCATTCATAACCATTTTGACTCCTTTTCTGGTTTATCAATTTTTTTATCTAATTTTTTATTATCATTTTTATATTTATCAATTGCACTATAATGTTTCTTTTTCTTCTTAAAAGTAATTTTCATTTTAAACCATCCTATCTTAAAGTTCATCTATAAACATTTGGTCAAAACTAACACCAAAGTATTCTAAAATTTCTTCTTTTTGTTTTTCAGAAGGTTGTTTAAAACCTTTTTCAATCTCTCTGAATTGGTTAATAGGACATTTTATTGCATTTGCTAAATCCGCCTGTTTTACATTTTTCCAAATGCGATATTTTGAAATATTATTATGAATTATTTTTTTATTTTTTGGCATAATTATTTGTCCTCCTTGCTTTTAATCTCCTTTGCCTTTGATTTAATGCACTATTCATCTTAATTCCTATGTTTAACCACCATTGTCTAAACCACATTATAATTTCCTTCTTTCAATTTTAAATGTGTTAAAGGGGTATTTAAACCCCAAATAACACTATTATTTCTTACCATAGCATCCTTCACAACAAAATATCTGTCTGTTTTTATTATCAGGATCTTGAATACTATAAGCATGCATATCACATACTAGATTAGTACATCTTTCTAATTCACATATTGTTGTTGCATCTTCTGTACATCCTTTAATAACACATTTAGCCATAATATTATTCATCCTCATTTTTCACTAATTTATATTCATATGCTTCTAAATAAATCATTAAATCCTCAATTTTTGTATTAAGAATTGATAATTCTCTTGATTTTGAATATTTCTCATTTAATTCTCTTTGCATCTTCATTAATGTAATAATCATATTATTTATCATCCTTTCTTATTTAGGTTTCTTATCAATTTCTTTTTGTATGCCTTTTTCAACTTTTTCTAGAGCTTTAGTTATTGGTTTTATTACCTTGTCTACTTTATCCCAACCTTTATTCCAAGCGTTTTTATCTTTAGGCATTTTCTTTCCTCCATTTTTTATATATTTCAAATGCAATTATAGAAGCATCTGTTAAACAATTTGTATATATCATTTCAGTAATACTTGATATTACTCCAAACCTAGTTGTTATAGTTATTACTAACAATTTTCCATTCAACCATTCCTTGAAAATCAAATTTCCTTTAAAATTTTCTTGGAATTCATCAATAAATAATTTATATAATAAATCATTAGATATTGGTATTTCTTGTTCTAATTGTTCATTTAACCTTTTAAAATCATTTTCAAACCTGAAATACCAATCTGATTTTGTTGCTAATTCTTGAGCCTTTTTTAAGCATTCTATACGTTCATTTATACTGTCATTATATTTAATATCTGCTTTTAAAAGCAGCGTTTTAATTAAATTATAAATTCTATCTTTAACCATATGTGTTACTTCTCCTTTCTTAGCTTCCTTAGTGCTTAGTAACTAAGGAAGCTAAGAATTTAATCTTTAGAAGGTTTCCCATTTATCATAAAAAGTGATGACACAGTACCGTTTTAGAAAGGAAGATCCTCTTCTTCACCCTCGTCCGGTACTTCTTCAAATTCAAAATCATCGATTGAAGCACCTTGACTTTGAATCTCTAAATCTGATTTTTCAAGAATTTGAACTGCTTGAAGATAACAAGTAATACCCTTGCCATCATTGTCATAAGCACCAAGTAAAAAGGACACTCTACCATAATTACCTGATATATCTTGATCTTCACCTGTCCAAGGTTGTTTTTTACCATTTACAACTTTGATATCAAATTGCGTGGATGCTTTGATAAAATAATGACCTTTATACAAATCACCATTTTTACCTTCCTGACTTTTTATTTCTGCATATTCATCACCATCCACTAATGGATTATGATCTCTTTTGGTTAATTTGTTTTCCTTCCAGATATGTGTTAATACTTCTTTTAATTTTGTAGCTTCTGGACTTTCTTTTTTAAACATCATAGTAACACTATATTTTAGATTACCTTTCCATTCTTTTTTTTCTTTCAAGACTGGATATAACAAGTACACTTTTCCAGTTACATATTTCACTTTTTCAGATTTCATAATTTCAGTTCCTCCAATAAATTCAGTGTTAAAAAGTAAATCATTTACTTTTTACATTCTCATTGTATAACATGATAACATAGTTGTCAATACTTTTTATTATTTTTATTATTTTATTTTGTATACTTTATAATTTCCAGTAAACGAAACATATGTCTAGTTCGGTTCGGTCTTATCTTTCAAACCAATGGTAATGTGTGATAGATGACATTTTTACACTTTTGGGGACTGGGATAAAATAAATTGTAGTCCCTCAGTGATAATGTGCTATAGAGGTGTTCGGGGACCGGAGACTTTGGCACTTCCCAATTACTTTATATATACGATTTTATAAGATACATTTGTATACCTCTATAGAAATACTATACATATAGTTATAAATATATATAGTCCCCTGGTCCCAAGTAGTTATATCAAGGGTTTTACCCAGTCCCTTACTCCAGTCCTTACCCAGTCTTAATCTAGTCCCAAATAATAATAAAAGACTAACACATTTAATCTATAGAATAAATTCCCATAACTACTTGTAAAAAAATGGAATACAATATATGTATTCCATTTTTTTACTTTTAATACAATTGGAAATTAAATTGATATTTTAACATATGGAAATTTACTCTTTAAATTATCATAATCAAGCATCATATAACATCCAACTAAACAATGAGGTCGATCTTTTTTATTATTAAGCCATGGTCTTTTTGTTTCTAATTTATATTCCTTTTTAAGTATTTCAATAAATTTATTTTCTGGCAATTTACCACCACCATGATTCCAATATTCGTTATAGTAGTTGTATAAATCTCTAGTACTACACATATAGTCTGAATCTTTAATAACACAATCTTCAAAGAAAGAAATTGCTGAATTATTTCCCCTTCTCCAATTATCAATATGTGATACTTCATCATCTTTAAAGAAACTACCTTTCATATTATTCACCTTCCTTTGAATAACCATTTCATAACCTTCACACAGATAATTAAACATACTTGACATTACATCAACATTATTTAATAACCTCTCACCTAAAAATTCATCCATTATTTTATTATCTCCAAATTCATTTTTAAAGTTAACAAACACCCACCTTTTATAAAAACCTCCATCATCATCAGCTTTTAAAATAGGTCTTTTATTAGCTTGTATAATTGGGACAGCTTTAAGTGGTATGGTTATACTTGGTTTATTTTTTTGCTGAACTTGTTCATCAGCACCCCCAATAAGTTTATTCAAAAATCCAATTTCTTTTTCACTGATATACTTTTTTTTATAATCATCTTCAACATATAATACTTTATCTTTTAGTTCATATTTATAGAAATTAGAATCAAAAAAGTTATCAAGTGTCATTGTTAAAGTCCTGTTTTTACCTAATGTACTAGTTATTAATTTAACTAAAGTACCTTTACCATTTCTACCTTTATCAGTACCTTCAAAAATAAATCCTTTTTGAAGTTTAGTACCATCATAATGAATGTGTCCTAACATAGTTTTAATGATTCTGATTGGATCACTCTCAGTAATTACAGCTTTTAAAAACTTATCTAACACATCAGTTTTTGCAGATAGATTATAAATAATATCTGAACAATAATTAAAATAGTAATCTTTGGAATGTTGATATAACTGTTTTAATTTAAAATCATATACACCATTTTTTAGATTGAATAAATTTGAACTTTCAAAGTCGACACACTTAAATCCTTCATATGATCTGATTATAATTTTCTTTAAATCCCTAACTTGATTACATGTTAATAATTTATTATCATCATTATAGAAATTTTTATAAATCAAACTTTCAATGTCTGATATTCTTTCGTTATCAATCATTTCAATATAATATTTTAATTTCTCATCATATTTAAACAATAATCCTGTAGATTTATGTCTAATTATTGTTGGAAAATTCTTCTCTATTATTTTAGTGATATATTCTAAATTTAGACTATATACTAAGTTTTTCTTTTCTTTAGAAGCATCCCAAATCTTCTTTAGTTCTTTGGTCCATTTTGCAAACATCTCTTGATGCTTATCATCTGTACAATCGGTACCTGAAAATGTAGTAATATTAAAAGTAAATGTACCTATACACATTTTAGGAACAGTCTTTTGGCATAATGGACAATTAAATGTAATATAATTTTTTGCAGTTATAATATTAAAAAATCTGACACCTTGTATTTTTAAATAATCACAAATTATCTTAACTTTTGCATTTTTTAAATTTTCACTGTTGACATTATCTTTAATTAGTGTATTGCCTTCTATGTCACAATCTGTTATAGTTGTAATTGAAAAATATTTAAATTCAATAGATTTATTTAAATTGTTTTCAATAACTATAAAATCATTTTCAATATTATGTGAGACAATATTAAATGCTTGTTCCTTTAAAAAGTCGATTTCTTTTAAAATTAATTCTTTGTATGTGAGATCGACTTCTGTATCAATACCATCAGCATCGAATTCTATTTTAAGATACTCCATATATTCACTCAGCTTTCTATTTAATTATGTAAATATGTTTCCCTTCTTCAATTGCTTTTGCTATATTATCTAGTTCATTTTGTGCATCTTCTTCAGTTTCATATATTTTTAAGTTATCAAAGTCTCCATTAATGCCACCAAATAATAACCATTTATTATTATATTGAGTTAATCGATACCCAAAACTATTAAACTTTTTAATCATTTCAGATTCTAATTCATTGATACTTATCTTATATTTAATATACATATTATTTTACCTCCTTTTTTTTATTTTCTTTAACAGCTTGGATAATTATTTTACCATCTAAAAAGTCAATTCGCACTTTTCCAACTATTCCAGCCATATCCCTAAGTGTTTTATCTAATAACACATATTTACTAGTACCTATCACAGTTAAATCTTTTATTAACATTTTTATTTCCTCCTTGACAATATAATATTATTATAATATCATTTATATATAATAAAAGTCAAGGGAGGAGATAATAAATGAAATGTATAGATTGTAAAACAGATATGAAAGTTACAAGAGATTATGTAGATTCATTGACAGGAAGACCTATGTCTGTATGGGTTTGTCCTAATTGTGGGAAAATAGAACTTAAGGAGGCTAAATAAATGATTGCAGTACATCCAATTAAAAATATGAAAATATTAAATTTAATTAAAAACAAATTAAATGATCGTGATAAATTTATGATAACTATTGGTTTTAATACAGGATTGAGGATTTCAGATATTTTAAAATTAAAAGTTAAAGATATAAAAAATAATTCGTTAAATATAATTATCAATAAAACCAAAAAATCAATAGAAATAGATTTATTAAATATTAGGTTTGATATTGATAATTATATAAAAGATATGAATAATGAAGATTATTTATTTAAAAGTAGAAAAGGTATTAATCAACCAATATCACGATTTCAAGCATGGAATATTCTTCATCAAATAGGTAAACATTACAATCTAAATTTAGGAACTCATTCCATGCGTAAAACATTTGGTTATTATTATCTTAAAAACAATAAATTAAATCCGCATGCTTTAGCAGAACTTCAATTATTATTAGGACATGCGAACGGTAAAGAAACACTGTCATATTGTGGTTTAGATAATATAGAAATAGTTAATAATATATCAAATTTAAAATTATAGAAAAGAGGAAATAAAGAATAATGAATGAAATTCATGTAATCAAACAATGTGTAATATGTGATAAAGTTTTAAGTTCAACTTGTAATAATAACTGGTTTATTACAAACCATTATTTATGTTCATCTGAATGCAGCATAACATATTCCAAAATATCATTTTGGAATAAAGAATTAAATCATTTTATACCTGATATATTAAAATTAAATTTTTATCGATTGAAAGTTCAAGGAATCAAGGAATTAACAGAAAAGAATTTAAAGAATAGGAGTGATAAAAAGTGGTAGATATAAATAATTTTAAACCTGAATACTTAATAGCAGATATTGAGTGTATCAAAGGGTATTTCTCTTTTCAATTTAGAAAAGAAGATCAGGAAAAGGCTAATTTAATTGAATGTATAAAAGATGCTGATTTTCATACATTCTATGTAATATTAAAAAAGATAAATAGACCAATGTATTTCTACAGTATTGATTATGACAAAGTAATGTTAAATTGTCTTTGTAAAATGTGTGAAAATAAAGTTGAAGGAATTGGAGCAAAATTAAGAGAAATAAACGATTTGATAATTAAAGGGAATTTTAATTATTTCCAAACAAATAGGCAATTTTGGTGTGATGGTTATTTTAGAATTAAAGATTCAAACCCATATATGAAATCAGCTGAAATAATGGAAATGGCTAAAATCCAAATAAAAAATTTGAATACTTTAGAATCTATTCACACATTTACAGACAAATACTCATATTGCTATGGTCAATCAAAAGTTATAAAAGCACTCAATATCTTATCCGTACCTAAAATAATGTATTATTATGTGATAAATAAAGACCGGTCTTTAAAGCCTACTATATCATTAAAAAAACTACAATTAATTCAAGAATCGTACAATATAAAATGGGATTTTAATTATGACGATTCTTGGAGTGATCTGTCTCAGGAACAAAAAGAAGAATTTAGAAAATATGGTCTAAATGATGTTGATTTTTTATATCGATTTTTTCAAGGAAAATGTTTATCTGATATAATGACTCGTTTTTATGCTGCTAAAGCAGCTTTTACAATCGATAATACATTATGTATAAATGAAACTGCTATATATGCTGAAAATAATACTGAATTAATAGTATCTATACTAAAAAGAAAGGAGAAAAAAGAAGATATAGAATTTAAATATACTGATTATATTACTACAAATAATCAAAAATTTAATAATTTAGTTAAATTTACTGAAGAAAATAGCAATATATTAAATGATTATGATCTTAAAAATGGATTTTGTGAATATTATAAACTTGCTTATATTGATGATGATATCAATATATATTCCCATGACGGATATCGTCCAGATACCCAAATTAATAGTTTTGATGAAATAGAATTAAATGGAACTGTATGTAAAGTGGGCTATGGCGGGATTCACGGAGCAATTAACAACTATACAGCTGAAAACTTAAGGTTATTAGATTATACGTCCCAATATCCATCTATAATTTTGCAATACAAGGAATTATTTGAATCTACAATAAATATTAACATGTACGAAGCTATTTATAATCTCAAATGTGTAGAATTAAAAGAAAAACTAAAAGATGATTCACTTAATGAAGAAGTCAAACAGGAACTTAATCGACTTTTAAAAGGGGTTAAGCTAATTTTAAATACTGCTTATGGTTTAATTAATTCTAATTTTGATATAGAAATTAGTAATAAAAAACTAGGTAGATTTATTTGTTTAAAAGGTCAAAGTTTAATAATTAACTTAGCTGCTAAATTAGAAAATAGAGTTAAAATTCCAAATGTGAATACAGATGGTGTGATTTTAAAAGATATTGAAGATGATGATATTAATACAATAATGAATTTAGACAAAAACGGTTATTTTACCCTTGATTGCAGCAAGATTGATAAATTATATCAAAAAGACGTAAACAATTATATAAGCATATCAGGAGACTATTTAAAGAGTAAGGGGATGTTTAATCCAAGCATAAAGCAAGAAATAACTAAAAATGAAAAATTAACTGTAAATCTCAAAAATGCTTTAAGATTATTACAGGATAAACAAATTGAAATAATGCCTATTTATTTTGACTCTAAGTGGTTTAAAATGCTTGAATGTGCTTGGTATTTAACTACACAAGACAAAGGGGAACAAGCCGTTAAAGAGGTAAAACAACCCCAAATAATAGGTATAGATTCCAAACCATTTTATTTTACTAATAAGAAAGAAGATGCTGATATAAAAGTTTATGCTGAATATGCTAAGATCACATTGAATAAGATCTTAAATTTTAACTTAGAAACTGATAAAAAAGAGTATATAAAATATTTTGAGGTAATTTTAAAAGATGATACTGTAGAAAATAACAATATAAAATCAGTAATGAGGAAAACTTTATTAAAAGCATTCCCTAAGAATATAGGTTTGGTTGGCTTTAAAGGAGATGTAAAAGCTAATTCGGTTATAACTGAAAATGGTAAAAATAAAATCATTAAACCTCTAATTCAATATACAATGACTCAAATAAAAAATTCAACCTATTGTAATGGTTTATCAGTCCATGGAGACTATTTAATAATAGATGTGGATATTATGGATAAGAAAACAGGTAAAGCAAAAAAAGGTTGGGAAATATGTAAACCATTTTTAAATTTACTTAAAGAATATGACACATTTGAATGCTGGAATTCGAAAACAAAAACTTATAATAAAAAGTTTATATTCCAGCCAAATCCAGAATTTAAAATACCTCCTGCTTTAGAAGGATATATTGAAATTATAAATAAAGCGACTATATGGAGTTTACCAGATTTGTCAATAAGTTATCAAAATAATGGAAAAATGCCAAAGGAGTTTAAAAATGTATAATGATTTTAAAAAAATAATAGAAGGGTATAATTATCTAAATTCTGATGAATGTTCTAAAAAATTAATGAAAATATTTAATGATAAATATAGTGGGACACCAGTGTTTAAACCTAAAGTACGATTCACAATAGGTAGGCAGATTTCAATATATGACAAAGTAATAAAACTATAGAAACATGCAATAATGAATATATACTAAAAGAAAGGAGATGATATACTAATGAGATGTCCAGTATGTGGATTATTAACAGGAGAAATCAAAGATAAGAATGGTACAAGTTATACTTGTACGAACCCTAAAAGTGCAAAGAATCCAAATGGATGCACTTGGAGTGGAACTTATATAACTAACGATAAAAAGAAATAATTTACTTTTAATTATCATCAATAAAATAGACTCCGATCGGAGTCTATTTTATTTATTAATTTACTTCCAAGGAACTAATTTGTCATCATTAATAATATATCATATCATATCATATCATAAAATAAAAATAAATAAAATAGCATAATAGTATTGACAACCATGTTATTATGTTATATAATAAGTTTATACCAAACAAGCAAATAAATTTTAAGGAGCGGATATTATGAAAAAAATTATTATTACATCATCAATGTTAAAGAAAGCTCATAGAAACACTAAAGAAATGAAGAAAGTATATCCAGAAGTTAATTACAGAACTCAACTTTCATTAGAAATTAGTAAATTATTAAAAGATGAAAGAATATATCAAACAGAAGTTAGTTTAAGGGTTAAATGTCTTAACTGGATGAACAGATATATCAATCATAACAACACACTAGATAGTGAAGATTTGGATATATTAACTAGAGCAATGAATATTGATCTTAACATTAAAAGATATGGTTTTGTAAAATCTTATTCAAAATTTACATTAGCTCAAGAAATGGTTAAAAGACATAGTGTGCAGGTGGCTATATATGCTTAATACAAAAAATCAAGTTTGGACACTTGAAAAAATAAAAGAATTAATAGAAAAAAATGACAAAATGGTTGCAAGATCAATAGTCCAAATATATCAATTACAGACCGAACATGAAAAAAGTTTAAAATCGACAAATGAGCATAATGGAATAGGTTTTAATAGTGTAGATAGTTTTATTTTAACTTCATTTGCTGAATTTTATATAGATAAGGGATATTTATCCCCAAAACAATTAGAAATAGGTCGAAAAAAGATTAGAAAATATGCTAAACAGTTATTAAAAATTATCGAAGGAGGATTTTAGATTATGAGTAAATTACAAATGTGGGAAAAGTTTATCGGTGAAAAATATGTTGTCAATAATGGCAACATATACAATTACAGCAATGAGGACTTTGTAATAAAAAGAGTCCTCCATCTTTGGAAATTATTTAATATTTTATTTGAAAAGGAGGTGAAATGATTATGAAAATCAATGAAATACTCGTAAAACTTGACGCATTAAATCATGATATAAAGTTAGCAGATTCATTAATTAGTTATATATATGATGATTTAATAGATAATACTAAGAATATTACTGCTTATCTTAAACAACAAAGGGAACGTTGGATAATTGAGAAAAATAAATTATTAAATTTAGAAATCTATAAAAATGAGGAAGAGAGTGAATTTTTATGAAAACTACAAATATAGAATTGGATTTTGGAATGTTTAAAACAAAATTAGAAGAAAATTGTGAAAATTGTAATTTAAATATTAGAGGTTATTGTAAAGTAGATTTTGAAAAAATAAATAAACTGAAAAGGTGTGAAGAATATGAAAACAATACAAAAATTAAGTAAATGGGGTAAATACTCATTATCAGTTACTATCCCAAAAAAGATAATAACTGATATGGGTTTAGATTCAAATTCAGTTGTGGAAATTACTAAAAAAGATGGTGGAATATTTATTAAAGAGGTGAAAATAAATGAGTGAATTAATTTGTTCCCATTGTTACAAAATTATAACAGATGAAAATGATATTGTTAAATGTTCAAAATGTGACAACGTATATCATATTAAATGTGGTCACTTAATCATTGATAATTGTGATGATTGTGGATGTGAAATTTGTGACGAATGTATTAATAATTGTTCTAATTGTGGATGTGAAATTTGTGACGAATGTATTAATAATTGTGATTGTGGCTTATGTTGCGATTGTATTGAAGGTGACACTGGATATTGCAGTTGTTCGCATTGCAACGAAGGGGAAGTGGAAGAATGACTATGGAATTTGAAGGACTACCAAATAAAATTTTTAATAAAATTGAAAGTTATGATTTTAATGAATTAATAGGTTGCATTATAACAGATATTATAAAAACTGATGCTGAAATATTTTTAAAAATTAAGAATAGACAATTTGCAATAATGCATATGCAGGATTGTTGTGAAGATGTCTATATTGAAGATGTAACCGGAAATTTAGACCACTTATTAAATTATCCTTTGATTATGTGTGAATCATGTAATAACAATAGAAATCCTAAAACATACCACGATACTGCTACATGGACAGTTATTAAATTAGCAACCATTAAAGGATATGTAACAATAAGATTTTGTGGTGATAGTGATGGATGTTATTGCGAAGATGCTAATTTATATTTATTGAAAGGAGAAGAGGAAGAATGATTTTAAGAGAATATCAGAAAGAATGTTTAATATCAATGCAGCAGCAATCAGAAGGTAGATATGTAATAGTGATGAGCACTGGATTAGGTAAGACTTGTGTGTTCACTGAATATATTAACAGAATTAGATTTAAATGCTGATAAATTTGTTAGCGTTGAATGCAAAAACGGTGGGATATTTATTAAGGAGGTCAAGATCGATGGATAAACATATTTGTTCGTATTGTTACAAAACAATAGTAAATGAAAATGATATCGTTGAATGTTCAAAATGTGATAATGTCTATCATGCTAAATGTAGCAATCAAATTATCGATAATTGTTACGATTGTGGATGTGAAATTTGTGACGAATGTATCACCAATTGTTCTAATTGCGGTTGTGTATTATGTGATGATTGCAGTGAAAACGGATGTTGTAGTGAAAACGGATATTGTAGTTATTGCAATTGGGGAGATGATGGAGAAGAGGAAGAGGAAGAGGAAGATGATGGAGAAGAGGAAGAGGAAGAGGAAGAGGAAGAGGAAGAGGAAGAGGAAGAGGAAGAGGAAGAGGAAGAGGAAGAGGAAGAGGAAGAGGAAGAGGAAGAGGAATAATTATGAATAATATATTTCTAAGGGATTATCAATCTGAATTATTAGATTTAATGCTAAATGTAAAAGCTGGTCGTTATTTAGTCCAAATGGCTACAGGACTTGGTAAAACTGTTTGTTTTACCGGATATATAAATAAATTAGAACCTGGGATAAAAGTTTTAATTTTATCCCACAGGGAAGAATTAGTTAACCAACCGATTAAATATATTAAATGTCATGTTGGTATAGAACAAAGTAATTTAAAATCAGATGGCGAATCTATAATATGTGCTAGTGTTCAAACATTAGTTAAAAGATTAGATAAGTTTGATAAAGATTACTTTGATGTGATAATTACAGATGAAGCACATCACTCTCCTGCTAAAACTTACCAAAAAATATATGATTATTTTAATTTTAAAATTCACTTTGGGTTTACAGCAACACCAAATAGATTTGATAATGTAAGATTGGATACGACATTTGACAAAATTATATATGAAAAACCTCTTAAATGGGGTATAGAAAACAAATATTTATCAGATATATATTGTAAAAGGTTTTATATAAACTATGATTTAAAGGGTATTAAATCATCAAATGGAGACTATCAATTAAAGGCACTTGATGAAATAGTAAATACTAATGACAATGCAAAAGCAATTGCTGATATTTATCATAAACATGCTGTTGGAAGTACTTTGATCTTTGGGATCTCAGTTTCACATTGTGAATCTATTCAAAAAGAAATATCTGGGAGTGTAGTAATTTCAGCAAAAACTAAAGATAGAAGTAACATTATTGAGGATTTCACATCTGGAAAAATTAAATGCATTATCAATTGCATGATCTTTACTGAGGGTACTGACATACCTCGTGTAGAGACTATTATAATGGCACGTCCCACTAAAAATGCAAGTCTTTATTCTCAAATGATAGGGAGGGGTTTGAGACTACATCCTGACAAAAAACAATTACTTTTAATAGATTGTTGTGGTACCAGTAATTTAAATTTATGCACTGCTCCAAGCTTGTTAGGTATTAATATGCCAGATATTAAAAAACAACTAGGACAGGACAAAGATATAGAAGGTAATTTATTTGATTTACCAGAAAAAATAAATAAAATATCGGATAAACCTGAACATTGGATCATAAATTATAAACTGGTAGATTTATGGGCAAAAGGTTTAGGGTTTAATTTTCACGGAATCAATTTGTATAAATTACCAGATGGAACTTTTACATTAAAATTTGGCAAAGTTAATATAAAAATACCCGGACCTGATGAATTAGGTACAATCATATTCCAAGGTAAACAAGTTAAATTCCAACCAGTTTTAGACCGGTTATATACATGGTTAAAAAAAAATTACCCAGATAGCGAATATCTGTGGAATATAAATGTTATGAAACGTTGGGGTAATAAGTTAGCAAGTGATAAACAAATTGAATTGGTTAAACGTTTTTGTCCAAATTTTGATACCTCTAATTTAACTAAGTTGCAGGCATCACAAATATTAAATAGATTTTTTAATAAATAAACAATAAAGTATTGACAACATGGTTGTTATGTCATACAATATGAATATAGAAACAATAATTAAATTTTAGGAGGATTATAAATAATGGAAACAAAATTAAAAATCATTGAATTAAATAATAAAATAAGAAACTGTGCAACTTGGACAGAGTCACAAAAATTAAAAGAAGAAAAAAGAAAATTATTAAGGAGTGTGATGGAAAATGTTAAATAATAAATATTTAAAGGTGATGATTAGTGCAATTGCACTAATCATAGGGTATTACATGATAAAACTAGCAGTTAATAATATTTTAATAGTATTAATGTTAGGTTTAATAGGATTTTCAACAATGATTTATATGTTACCAAGCATAATAGCATATAAGAGAAACCATTTGAATATTGCATGTGTAGTGTTAGTAAATATATTCTTTGGTTGGACTTTACTTGGTTGGCTAATTGCTTTAATTTGGGCAACTAGCAGTCATACGACATATACACATAAAATTTAGAAAGGAAATAATAAATGAATGTATAAATATATCAAGGTATTAGATTTATTAAAACAAAATGAATTAATTACTTATGACATGGTTAATGTAAGTAATAAAGCACTTAGGATGTTAATATATAGATTAAGACAAAAAGGATGCACAATATATGAATATAGAGGTAGGGGTTATAGTTTAAAACCTTTAAAACTGTTAACAAATAGAGAAAAAGAAATATTAGATATTCTGAGTGATTATGAATTATGGACACCTGAAGATATAAGTGTAAAATTATATGGCGATTATAACTCATATAAAGGTACTTCAGGATTAATATCTAGGTTAAGACAAAAAAGATATAAAATTAAATCAATATATAAAGTCGGCTATATTTTAGAAAAGGAGGACACTAATGGATAATTTAACAATTTTAGAAATACAAGCAATTGATGATAGGTTAAGTTTGGAAGAACAATTAGTAAAAAAATCAAAATATAAAGATAAAAATTTGAGTAATTATAGATATAACACATTAAAAGAAATGTTAGAAACGGAGGATAATAATGAATAGAAAATTAAAACGTATAAATAATAAATATCATGGTGATTTAACAGGTATCTGGGGTGATTTAACATATGTAAGAGGTGATTTAACAGATATAAGAGGTGATTTAGATGAATGTGAACTAACAGATGAAGAAAGAAAAAAAGGGATTGATATTAATGATTTAATAGAAATATTAGAAACGGAGGTCGATTAAATGTTAAATCTAATATGTGATAATTGCATGGGATTGTGTTTAATATTAAGTACTAAAGGTGACATACAAACATATCAATGTAGATGTTGTGGTAATATTATTGAAATTGATATAACCAAAATTGAAAAGGATTGATAATAATAATGAATAGTATATTGAGATTAAATTTAAATATCACACATGTATGTCCAAAATGTTTAGTAAATTTATTACAAAGTTTAAGGGATGGTAACTGGTATTGTCCCAAATGTACTTACTGGGAAAAGGATTGAATATTATGAATAAATATAAAATGAAATATTGTGGAATCATTACTAAATGTAATATTGAGGGACATATTAAAAAGCAACTATGGGTGAATAAAGATAACTTTAGAAAAGAATTTAGAGTGCCAAATATAGAAGTAAGTATTCAAAAAGAATATTTACAAGTTCAAAGTACATCATATAAATATTTAAGCAATCAAATTATTAGCATCAATGGTATAACCTTATTATACGATTCTAATAAACCATTAGAACCATTAATACAAGTAAAGGAATGTATGCCCAATGATAAATAATTTTCCAATACAAATTAATGATATAAAAATAGAAGACGATCTTATGATAGAAAAAGAAATTAAAATAGGTACTATATTAAAAGTTAAATTATTAAATGGTACAGAATTCTATTATGGCATATATCTAGGTAAAATAGCGACTGAATTAGATATAACACATAATCCTGACACTAATGTGTTAAATATTTTAAAACAATTTAATGATTTGATATTTGTACCTGATTTAAAAGAGACATTCACTGGTAACAATTGCTGGTGGATAGAATATGAAAAGGATGGTGAAGGAAATGGGTGAAGGAAATGATTAAATTTATAATCCAATTAAAACATCAACCATTGATGTTTGTTTTAAAAGAAAATCATTGGTATCTACATGCTATAGATACCACAAAAGAAATTAAAGTGAGAAAAGGTGAAATAATTGAATTATTAGATGGTCTGCATGAATTAAATAATGATATGCAAAGTATAATCATAGATCCTATAGAATTAATTCTGGGTACATTAATATGATGAATAAACAAGATTTAATATTTATAATAGTATTCATCTTTGGATGGGTGTTGCTACTACAAAGTATACGATTTTTAATAGAAAAGGTGTTCATGTGAATAATTATAAACATGCCAACTATTTGGAAAATCAAATTAATAATTTAATAGAATATATAAATGATAATCAATTAGGGTTTGGATGGAAAAATCATCCAAACCGTAATTATCAAGGACTTTATATAAAAGGTGAAGTTTTTGATTATTGTATCTTTACAAAGACAAAAAAGCTAGTATTCGATGCTAAACAAACTGAAAAATCAATTTTAAGTTTAATAACAAAAGATATAAAACAAATTATAAATTTAATGAAATGTTATAATTGTGGATTTGAAGCATTTTTATTAATTTATTTTATAAGTGATAAAAAATTAATGAGATGTGATGTAAAAGATATTTTACACATTTTATCTGACAGAAAACACATAAAACAATCAGATTGTAAATCATTTGATTATAAAGAAATAATAAAAATGGAGGTGTGATAAAATGAAAAATTGTAGTACTTGTAAATACAAAAGTTATCCTATTCTTAAAGAGCCATGTAAATCATGTGTAAATAATGATAATTATGAAGAAAAATAGAGGTATAAAGAAATATGTTAACTTATAAAGAACTCAACACATTACAATCAGCATTAACAGTGCAAATTGATAAATATAAATCAATTTATGAACTATTAAAAGTTGACAGAGATAAATATATAGGACTCCAAAAGGAATGTTTAAAATTATTAATAAAATTAGACTGGGAATTATTTGACAGGTTTAGAGTAAAAAGTGCACCACAAACTTTTACTGATTTATATTTAATTGATAAAAATGTTTTAAAAGGAGTTAAACTATTAACAAGGAGTGATGAAGAAACATGAATTATTACCAACCTCAATGTGAACATCCTAAGTGCAATAAGGCAGCAATAAAAGATTGTGACATATGTAAAAAATCATTTTGTCTATTACATATTAATAAACAAAAATCAAATTGGATATGTTTAGAATGTAAATAAATTAATAGTTCTTGGTTGTTACAACCAAGAACTATTCTATATTATACCCACAGATTCTATCCTACTCAACAAAGAACAATAAACAAATGTATCAGAAAAAAAAACATATATTAATATCATTTATATCTTACATTATTTCATGTGAATATGCAATATACGTTTAAAAAGCTCTTACTTTACTAACTTTCATATAACTTCCGGACTGCACGATTGTATTTTCTGCAACTGCTGTTGCTTGTGCCCATCTGAATTGTAACGTTCCTGACGTAGTTGTATTCACTAGGAAAAATTCATTTATACTACTGCCGTAACTTCCAGCGTTTCCTCCATGATATGTGTTCGCCACGTTTAAGTCTCTTGCTGAAAAGTTACCATTAGTATCATAAATCGCACTAGTTCCTTGGTCACTGCCACAAGCACAAAGTCTTTGGGAATATTGTGTCAATCCTCCACTTACAACCCAATCACATTTGAAATCTGAATTATAACTACCACCTACTATTAATCTTAATTCAACTTCCCATACCCCACTTGCCTCTAATGTGACAAGTAATGTATCATCATTTACTAATGTGGTAGAATTATTGACTGTCTGGTTTGAACTTCTTCTTTTAACTCTTGGTATGCAAAATTGATCTAATTCATATATTTTAGTTTCAATGTGGTTAAGGTTTGTAGCATTTATTGCAGGTGTAGTATTATTTACCCAAACCGTCTTTACATAATCTGGAATTGCCATTTATAATCATCTCCTTTATGTTTTGTTTTCAACATTTATGTTAATGTATCTAATCTTTGGAAATATAATTCTTCTAATGCACTTTTAGTATGTGACCATAAGACTCTTGCTAATAATGTACCTGAATTTGCTACTGCTGTAGCTGTACTACCTCCAAAGATACCTATTTCAGTTATCATTCCTGTGTAATCTGTATCTAAAATTGTAAAATCACTTAATACTTGTCCGTAGTCACTTTGTGCACAAGTTGTAATAGCTGTTCTGAATACTTCCGCTGTCAATAATGTACTTTCTCTTGATTGTGGATCTGAGCCTGTACCAATTGCTAAATATTTAATTTGACAATCTGGCGTGCCTCCATATATAGGCTTTGCTAATTCATCATTAAATATTTTAGTAATTGTATTTTCCACAATCCATTTTTTTCCTAGACTACTACTTATTAAAATTACGCCTGAATGCTTTTGATTTTCTATTAATTTAATCATGTAAAACCGTGCCTCCTGTCACATCGCCAGGTAATAACGTGTTACTTGGATGTAAGTACCAATCTGGATAAAGATTAACGATTATACCTGCAATCGTATAATTAGGGTATAAATCATCTCTTGGATATAATGCATCGTCTGGATACATAGGTGTCGTACTTGTAATTATATATACTCCTGCGTGTACTGTTGTTTCGGATAAATCTACAAATTTTATAAGTACATCTTCACTGTTAATTGTATTTTGTACAGTTGTTAATTGTTTAAAAAATTGTTCCCAACTNCCCACACTCTCACCGGATAGTAATTTTACATCATAACTTACATATTCAGGATTTTGATAATAAATAGATATAGATTCAACTAAAAACCAATCATAAATACCATATAATGGTTTATCGATAAATATTAATTTATTGATTTCTATGTCACCGATGTCATAATCAATTGTTAGTGTGACATATTGATTATCTTTATATTTCTCTATTAAACCCTTACAATATGTTGCTGCTGCAGCATTAGACTCCACAGTATTATCAGAAAAATATGTTTCATATCTACCTGACGAATTAAGTTCAGCTTGTTGACGTTCTTGTATTAATGGTTGATTTTCATATAACATTTTAATCGGACTAAGTCCATAATATGTGACTTCTATTACATCTGTTACACTTAATACTGTTTCATTGGTATCTTGTGTGATAGTCTTAGAATTATACGACCAATACCATTTTTTACCTATATCAAGTCCATTAATACCAACATCACTATTATTAATTTGTACTGAGTTTATATAAATTGCCGGTTGCATCCATAAGCCATATTTTAATGTAAAATCCCTAGAAACTCCGTCTGGCTTTGGAGACGGCTTATATTTGGTTTGTATCGCTGTGTGTTTTAACCCACCTTCAAAATACTGGACATTTCTATACTCACTTAAATCATCATGATATCTAAAGTTTCTATGAATAAATGAACTATTAATTATCGATTCTGATTTGTAAGTTTGCATTTGATAAAAATCTATTGTTTTATCGAAATTAACACACCAATTATATCCAGAATTAGATGTACGTATAGTATTTAAACAATCATATACACTAGTAGAATTAAATACAACTCTATCGAATGTGATACCATTTTGAATTGTACCTGCAATGATATAATCATTTAATAAATATTTAGTTATAATATCCTTTATTATATAGCCCGCCGTTTGCCCTTCATATGCTTCTGTTACTTTTATTCTATTTAATATATATTCATAACTTGCAATCTCAAGGTCATAATATAATACACCGGGTACTTCTTCATATTTTTCAAGTGATATGATAATACCTGCCCAAATTAAAGTGGATCCATCATAAAATTTTATATCATTACCTTTTAATACAAATTGGGTATCTAATAAATCTATTATAGTACAACTAAATGCTGTTTGTGCATTTATAGACTTGTTGAATCTCCAATTGGTATCAATTAATACTTTATTACCATTGATTAATGCATATCTAAGCATGAGTTATCACCAACCCACTTTGTTTTAATTTCCTCATAAAATCATTAAATAATTTATTTGAATCTACGTTTTTATCAATGTTGTTATACATGGTTAAATTTATGTTAGTACCTGATGTGTTAAATTTATTAGGTATATTTGTAGTCATTGATTGGTTTGTATTTATTTTTAACCCTGCTGCAGGATTTAATACAGCACTTAATTTTG